GGTCTTGCCATGAGGCCTTATGTGGATAATGGACGAGTGAGAGTGTCATTCATTCAAGCACCAGTCTTTCTACCACTACAGTCTAACACGCAAGATATTTCAAGCGCTGCTATCGTGACTAAGACGATTAAATCAGCAGGCCAGAAGAACATCTACTACACTTTGATTGAGTTTCACGAGTGGGGCAAGGATGGAAAGTACATCATTTCAAACGAGTTATACAGGTCTGAAAGTTCCGAGCAAGTCGGTGGTCGTGTGCCTTTAGCCGAAATCTATGAGGATCTAGAAGAACAAGTCGAACTTGACGGCCTAACAAGACCGCTTTTTTCTTACTTGAAACCTCCAGGGATGAACAACAAGGACATCAATTCACCTCTCGGATTGTCTATCTTTGACAATGCCAAGAGCACGATTGATTTCATCAATACGACCTATGACGAGTTCAAGTGGGAAGTCAAGATGGGGCAACGTCGAGTGGCTGTTCCTGAAAATCTGACAGAAACCAGAATTGTTAATCATGACGGAGACGTCCAGCTTGTCAAGCGTTTCGATACTGAGCAAAACGTCTACTTACGCTTATCCACTAATGATATGGACGGTGGAAGTATCACAGACCTGACTACTGCAATCAGGGCAGATGATTACATCAAGACCATTAACGAAGGCTTGGCCCTCTTTGAAATGCTTTTAGGTGTATCAGCCGGGATGTTTACATTTGATGGTCAGAGCTTGAAGACTGCGACAGAGGTCGTTTCTGAAAACTCAGACACATATCAGATGAGAAACAGTATTGTCAGCCTTGTCGAGCAATCCTTGAAAGAGTTGATTATCTCAATCTGCGAGCTTGGCAGCCTTTACGGTCTATACAACGGCCCGATTCCTCAAATGGAGAAGATTGCAATCAATCTCGATGACGGAGTATTCACAGACAAGAACAACGAGCTTGATTATTGGACCAAGGCTTTGGCCAGTGGCATTGTCAGCAAGGCTCACGCTATTCAAAAAGCATTCAATATGTCAGAGCTTGACGCTAAGAAGATGATTCAGGCAATCAATCAGGAGACGATGGACACGGCTAACAGCCAGCGAACACAAGAGGATATTGATATCTATGGAGAATGATTAAATGAACCTAACTCAACATCTAAGGTCATTTGTAGGAATTAAAAGCCCCTCGCTAGAGCAGAGAAAGCTAACAAAGAGAATGATAGAAGAAATGAGAGAGGCTATCCATGGGAAAAAAGAATAGACCACCAATTCAGTTCAATGACGAGCAACTGCTGCTTCAAGCGAGCAATGTAGCAGATATCTATCATCAGTTAGCCTTGGACTTGTTTGACAACGTGGTCGAACGTGTGACGGAGCGTGGCACGGTCTATCTTGATAAGCAACCGTATATCTGGCAACTTGAGAAGATGCAACAGATGCACATGCTGAACGAGGAGAACCTGAAGCTAATCTCTAAATACTCTGGAGTCGCTGAAGAGCAACTACGCTATATCGTCGAAAATGAGGGTTTGAAGCTCTACACGGACACAAAGCAACAACTCATGGAAGATTTAGGCCATGGATCTGCAGGAAATAGCAATCACATTCAAGAAATTCTTGCTGATTATGCTAATCAAGCTATCGGCGACCTCCACAATCTCATCAATACAACCTTACCAAAGGCTGTTATCGGTGCTTATCAAGGCATCATTGAACAATCTGTCGCTAGAGTGGTCACTGGTCTTTCTACGGCTGATAAGGCTATCTCTGACACGGTCATGAAGTGGCAAGAAAGAGGGTTCCAGGGGTTCAAGGATAGCGCTGGGCGTAACTGGAAAATTGACAATTACGCACGGACGGTTATCAAGACGACAACCTATCGAACCTATCGGGAAATGCGAACAAGACCAGCTGAAGAGTTGGGAATTGATACCTTTTATTTTTCAAAGAAGGCGTCAGCTCGCAAGTCGTGTGCGCCTTTGCAACATGAGATAGTGACGACTGGCCGGGCTAGAGTTGAACACGGCGAGAAGATTTTAGCTTTGTCAGATTATGGTTACGGTCGGCCTGAAGGGTGCCTTGGTATTAACTGCGGCCACATGCTGACACCGTTCATTCCTGGAGCCAATTACAAGCCTGATTTGGGCGAGGACGTGGCAGAGGTTACACCAGAGAAAGCAGAAGAAAATGCCAACGCAGAAGCTAAGCAGAGAGCTCTAGAACGGTCTATTAGAGCTAATAAGGAAAAACTTCACGTCGCTGAGAAATTGGGCGACGATGATCTGATAAACAAGTACAAGAGCAAGATAGGTACTCAGAAAGCTGCTTTAAAAGATTATATCGATAAGCACCCCTTCCTAAAACGGAATGAGGCTAGAGAGAAATACTATGATGACCCATTTTCTCAAGCTCAAAAAGAAGTAAAACTCAGGAAGAAGATGTCAGAATATCACTACATCAAAGAGGATGAAATACCTGCATTTAAGAAAGTGGGTGGAAAAATAACAAAAACTGAGCGTGATGTTATCTATGCTCCAGACTTTGACAGTATGGGATATATAGCAACAAATAGGAGTTTTGATATTAACAGAGCGCTCAGAAGTAATGGAGTCATCCCACTCAGCAAAGAAGAAAACAAAGTGGTTTCAACGCTTGATAGAGTTATTGAAAGAAATAGAACACTGAAAAATATAAAAGTTAGTCGCTTTGATGATGGTAGTTACTTGAAATCAATCATTACTAGCAATGCTGACTTGTTGAAAAAATATGATAGTGTATCTGATATGCTGAACTCTGGAAAGGCTGTTTTCAGTAACGCCGCTTACACATCAACTAGTTATATTCCAAAATATAACTTTTTCAAAACTAGAAAAGTCAAAACCATCATCAACATTTCAAAGGATAGTAAAATATACTTTACAGATAATGACGCTGAGTCTGAAATTATCATACCAAGAAATGCAAAATATGATATAATTAGTATGAAAGAAAACAAAGGTGGCATTGTCTTAGAAATGAATTTAAGAGAGGAGTGATATTATGGAATTGTCAGAGGCTCTAAACTTTGTTGACTCTTTAAATCTGGATGAAAAACCTTTAGATTTTTCAGAGTTTACTGATGAACAATTACTGAGTATAAGTATTACACTTGACTTACTTTCATTAGATGAGGCTAAAGCATTTGAATTAGAATTAAATAAGCGACAGCTTACAGAGAGATATTTTTCTATGAGAAAACCTAAAACTAGCGCTTAGTTTGACCTAGGCGCTTTTTTTATGCAATAAATCACTATAAACCACTACAAACCGTGTCGAATTCGATGCGGTTTTTTGCTTGACTTTATCCGCAGTCGGTAAAGAACGGAAGATAATACCTAATTTTAGGAGGATAGAAGAATGGCAGAAGACATTCAAACAACTGACCAGCCAGTCAACGCTGGAGAAAATACTGAGTCACAAGCTCAAGAGCAATCTGTCAAGACTTTCACTCAAGATGAAGTGACTGGTCTTGTAGCTAAAGAGTCAAAGAAAGCGCAAGAGAAAATCTTCAAAAGCCTAGGATTTGAGGACATCAAGAGCGCTAAAGAAGGACTCCAGCAACTCAAAGAGTGGAAGGACTCACAAAAGAGCGAGGCTGAGAAACAGTCAGAAGCGCTTGCTGCTAAAGAGAAAGAGCTAGAAAATGCTTTATCAGATAAGAAGAACCTGGAAGCAAAACTATCGGCTCTGACTTTGGGAGTAAATGCTGAGTCTGTAGACGACGTCATCACTCTATCTGCTCGCTTAGTGACCGATGAGGTGTCTATCGAAGACGCTATTGGCCAAGTATTGCAGAAATATCCTCAGTTCGGTCGCACAGAGCAATCTGAGGAGAAGAAGCCGACATTTTCGGCCGGAGGAAATCCAACGGCTGGAACGAACCAAGAAGATGCCTTTTTAAAGGCTCTCGGACTAAATAATTAACAGGAGAATGATCAATGACAATTAACTACATCACTAAACACGAAGGCACCTTTGAAAAGAAATTGATGCAAGGCGCACTCACAAGCATTTTGGAAACTCCACAAGTAAACTGGTTGGGCGCTAAGTCTTTCGAGTTGCCAATAATCTCTGTAACAGGATATAAGGCACATACTCGCTCTAAAGGCTACAACGCTGGTACAGTATCAAATGACAAGAAGGTTTACACACTCGGATTTGACCGTGACGTCGAGTTCTTTGTAGATGCTGCAGACGTAGACGAAACAAACCAAGAACTTTCAGCTGCTAATGTATCTAACACATTCATCACCGAACACGCAACTCCAGAAGTCGATGCTTATCGCTTCTCTAAAATTGCTACAGAAGCTATCACAAACAGCCACTTCAAGTCTGAAGATGATCTGTCAGAAGTGAACATCTACACAAAATTGAAAGCTGCCCTTTTGCCAGTTCGTAAATATGGCGCTCAAAACATCGTTATGTATGTTTCTAGCGAGGTTATGGATTTCTTGGAACGTTCTAAAGAGTTCACACGCTCAATCGCTACTACGTCACCTCAAGGAATTGATACTCGTGTCACTTCGCTTGACGGAGTTCAGCTTATCGAAGTTTGGGACGATGCACGCTTCAAGACTAAGTTTGACTTCACTGAAGGCTTTGTTAAGGCTTCAGATGGTAAAAACATTAACTTCTTGATTGTGGCTAAGCCAGCAGTAATTGCCAAGGCTAAGTTCAACTCAATCTATCTTTTCGCTCCTGGTCAACATACAGAAGGTGACGGATACTTGTACCAAAACCGTTTGTATCATGATCTTTTCGTCTTGCAATCAAAACAAGACGGGGTCTATGTTTCTCACAAATCTGCTTAATAAGGAGGTAGAAAATGCGTAAGTACGAAAAAGGGAATCAAGTCTACACTGTGCAAGAAGGCAGCTTGCTTGAAGCTCAGCTATTAGCTGATGGATTTGAAGAAGTGATTGAAGACGGCCAAATCTCAGAGATTTTGGCTACTCATTCGCTTATGGACATGACTTTGGCAGAGTTGAAAGCTCTTGCTAAAGAGCGAGGGTTTGAGGGCTATTCAAACAAGACCAAAGACGAGCTATTGGAGGTGCTAAATGGCCAAATTTAAAGCAAAATTGAACGCTTATCTAGCTAAGTCTGACCGTCATTTTGACAAAGGGCAAGAATACGAGCTAGATCAAGACGAAGCTAATCGAATTAATAGCCTGTTTAATGAGGTTGTTGGTGAAGATTGCCTTGAACTTATTGAAGAGCCTAAGCAAGATCTAGTTGAGGTGGGGACATCCACCTTTTAAGGAGGTGATTAGATGACTTACTTAACGAAAGAGGAGTTCGATAAGCTCGGATTTGAGGTTGAGGGCGACTTTGACAAGTTTTTAAAGCGTGCTGAACTCGCTATCGATGCTTATACCAGGGATTTCTATTCTCTAAACAGCTTTGACAACGACAACAAAGCTCGCAAGAAGGCAGTTAAACGAGCTACAGCCTTTCAGATTGCTTACTTGGACACTTCTGGGGTCCTGACGGCAGAGGACAAGCAATCTATTGCCAGCATGTCAGTCGGGCGGACATCTATAAGCTATCGCTCAGGCTCTCAGAATGGCTCAAATTCGCTTTCTTTAGCAGAGAGGTATAATTTATCAAGGGATGCTGAAAACTGGCTGAGAATGGCAGGATTTGGCTCAGCGAGGGTTGATTATGATAGATAAAAGAATGCTAACTGATTCTGTGACTATCAAAAAGCCCGTTGGTGAGGATGATTGGGGGAAAGAGGCTTACTCTGAACCCCTCTTATTATCCCCTTGTAAGTTTGATAGGTCCTTTTCTCATTCTGGCTCAGGTAATCGTCGTAGCGAGTCCAATTCCTCGACTGTGATTGTCTATCACAAATACTGCCCTGTGAAGCTCGACAAGAGTTTTGTGGGAGGTGTTGTTGAAGAGGACGGCGCCAGCTACGTTGTCAAGAACATCATCCCTCAATATCATCCTCTAACCAAGAAGCTGCTAGCTTATGAAATCGAGGTGATTTGATGGGCGGCGTTAATGTAAAGATAGACCTTTCAGGAGTTGAGAAGAAAGTATCTCCAGAGAATCTCGCTAAAGGAAAGTTAGCTATTGCTAACCAGATGCTGATGGACATGGAGCGATTCGTCCCAAAACGAAGAGGGGACCTACGGTCTAGTGGACATGTTCGTCAAGATTCGATTGTCTACGCAACACCTTACGCTAGATTGCTCTATTATGGCAAGAAGCGGAAAGGTTTCTTTTCAGAAAAACAAAGAAGATTTTTCTTTGCAAATAAAGATAAGTTGCTGAGCCAAAAACCAACGCCTGGAACTGGTCCAAGGTGGGATAAAAAGGCCTCAGCTCTATATGCTAAGAATTGGGCTGAAGTCGGAGCGAAAGCGGTGGGAGTGAAATGATTCAAAAAAATGATTTTGCAGAGGTCTTACTTGAGCACATCAAGGGCATCCAAGAAAAAATCCCGTCTAAACTTGGTTATTTAGCCGAGAAAGAGGGATTGGTCGTCTTTCCTCTCCCTGGCGGACAAGTGGTAGACGAGGACATGGCCGGCACTCAAACGGTCAGCTTACCCTTTGAAATTGCTATCAAGTCACGAGATCAGGAATTAAACAATAATACATTGTGGCAGATTAACGCTGCCCTATCAAAAATGGACCTAGAATTGCCAAGTAAGAATGGCTCTTACGAATTTTTAGGTCTGAAAGTAGACAAGCCTTACTTAAACGATTTAGACGAGCAAGGCTTTTATATTTACTTGCTGGACGTAACTGCCAGCCTTGAAATCGAAAGGAATGAATAATGGTTAAAAATAAAAACGTAAAACGTAAACACTACATCGGCCCTTACAAAGAAGCGACTCCGGACACTCCGCCAACTGCAACAGAGTACCTTTGGATTGCTAAAGGGATTAAGAAATCATCGCCAGAAAATAACGAGAAGACAGATGATTTCACTGACTTCTCTGGTGACGGGACACCTGAAGAACAAGTGATCACTAAAACACGAGGGCGCTCATTCGAGGGCGTTCGTGATACAGATGACAAAGCGCAGAATTTTGTGGCAGACAAAGAAGATGCAGTCGGTGACGAGCTTTTGGTTTGGTACAAGGAGATTGACGCAACTGAAAAAACTCAATATGAGGGACCAGCTCGTCTTTCTGGTATCGAAATCGGAGATGGTGAAGCGTCAGAGAATGAAAGTATTAAGTTTAAGGTCGTATGGACCCGCAAACCTAAGAAATCAACAGTAGTACCAGGATAATCTAAGGCGTGAATTATCACGCCTTTTTATTTTTGAAAAGAGGAGAAAAACAATGGTCGTAATTAAGAAATTAAGCAACATCATCCCAATTGATTTCGGAGAATTCCAATTGGAATACACTGCAAACGATAAGGGTGTGAAGGAACTTGATAAGTTCCGCGAAGACTTATCAAAGAGCTGGAAGAAAATTGAAAAGCTTTCTGACGAGAAAATCGCAGAAAAAGGCAAGGAAGTCGTTGAGGACGGCTGGACTCGTTTGTTCGGTTCGGAAGCCTTTGAAAAAGTCTATAAATTCGCAGACGAAGATACCACTATCGCATTTAACTATCTGATGCAGGCCGTCCTTGGAATTCAGAAAGAATATCAAGAGCGCAATTCAGAAGATGCATTCAAGAAATATCTAGGGTAATGCTATGTTAGATATTTCTAGAAAGCTAGTTGATGAGCTTGTTCTAGAAATTGAAGGCAAAGAGAAGGTTTTTCCTCTGCTATTGTCATTTGACAGAGTATTGAAAGTCTTTGAATTATGGAAAGACGATGATATTCCTAAACTCATGCGCCCGTTTTTAGCGTTGCGGATCCTTACGGGTGTTTCTTTTGATTTTTTAAGTTTCGAGGAGGCTTTGGAAGTTGTTCAGGCAATTTTTGAGGAGCACATCCAAACAGCAGAAAAAGAAGACGATGTTGAGTACGACTTGGCAGGCAATGTTATGAAATCTTCAACATCGAAAGAGCCGGAGAAAAGACTCTACAACGTGAAACATGACGGAGCCTATATCTTTGCTTCTTTCATGCAAGCTTACAGGATCGACTTAATCGAAGAAATTGGTAAATTGCACTGGAAGAAATTCAATGCTCTAATTGTTGGCTTGCCTGAGGGAACCAAGTTTGTAGAGGTCGTGAAGATTCGCTCTTACGAGCCACAGAAAGGTGACAGTCAGGAATACATAGATAAGATGCGAGAGTTGCAAAAAGAGTATCGCCTTCCAGACGATGACTACGACGAAGAAGATGACGAGTATGAATATTACGAATAGAAAGGAGGCATAAATGGCAGATGGTAAAGTGGTCATCCAGGTTGATATGGATGGCAATAAGGCTCAATCAGGAGTAGCACGTCTAAAAGGAATGGTTGGCGGGCTGACAGAAAGCGGGATGCAATTAGGTTCGGTCTTTAAGTCAGTTTTAGGAGCTAACATTGTCAGCGGTGCGCTGATTTCTGGGATTCAATCCTTGGGAAGTGCTATAAAAGGTGTATTTGCTACAGCTCTAGATGAGGGCGCCAAGCTCCAACAATCGTTTGGTGGTGTTGATACGCTCTATACGACTGCTGCTGAGTCTGTAAAGCAATATGCGAACGCTGCAGCCTCAGCTGGTATCTCTGCTAATACATACGCAGAGCAAGCTGTTTCTTTCGGTGCCAGCTTGAAGCAAGCGCTCGGTGGTGATGCTGTGAAGGCTGCACAAATGGCAGACAAGGCTATCATGGCCATGGCTGACAACTCAGCTAAAATGGGTACGGACATCGGTTCAATCCAGCAAACGTTCCAAGGTTTTGCCAAGCAAAACTACACAATGCTGGATAACCTTAAGCTAGGTTATGGTGGTACCAAGCAAGAAATGGAACGACTTCTTAAAGATGCCAGCAAACTCGAAAAAGCAATGGGCAAGAAGTTTGATATCAACAACTTTGCGGATATCGTAGAAGCCATCGACCTAGTTCAACAAGAATTGGGAGTCGCAGGAGTCGCAGCACAAGAAGCGCAAACTACATTCAGTGGTTCGTTTGCAGCAATGAAGGCTTCGGCATCAAACTTCTTGGCAAATTTGACGCTTGGCGAAGATATTGGACCGTCTTTAAAGGCACTTATCTCTAGTACCTCAACATTCCTTTTAGGCAACTTCTTGCCGATGGTTGGAAATATTATGAGACAACTCCCTCAAGCTATCGATACAGCTTTGGCAGAAGCTGGGCCAAGGATTGAACAAGGATTCAAATCGTTGTTTGCTTCGCTCGGAGTTGACGAGGGTGTTTTTGACGTAATCAAGGACACTTTTCGAGATGTTGTTGTGACAATCCAGTCGCTCTTTGAAGAACTGACAAGCGAATCCAATGGGTTTGGCAATGTTATCCAAGGTGTTGGGAATGTCATTCAAACAGTTAACGTCATCATCCAGAATATGGCTATGGCCTTTCAGTTTGCACTAGAAGCCTTCTCTGAAACAGGAGCAATCAAGAACGCCTATCAAGCATTTAAAGATTTGACGGATGCAGCTTTAGATCTTGCTATTAAGTTAGGCGATGCTATTCCTTGGGATATCGTAGGCGCAGCCGCTGGGCACGTCGTGAACGCTATTTCAATGATTGTGAGCTGGATTTCAAAATTAACTCAATCAATTAGTGCAGATGTCTGGAGAGGATTGATTGCAGGGATTGGAGGAGCTCTAGTCGCTTTCAAGGCATTTAATTTCTTGAAGAGCTTTAATCCGTTTGGCTTATTTGCTAAAGGCGCCAAGGAAGGGGCAGACGAAGTTGTAAAAGGTGCAACGAGCTCGAAAAGCGCAATCGCTCAAATCTTCAAATCAATCTCAACTCTAATCAAAACAACAGGAACAGCAATCAAAACGGCTGCGACAGGAATTGGTGAAGGCATCAAAATTGCTCTTTCTGGATTGGCTCCGGTCATCCGAGCATTTGGATTGGCTTTGAGAACGGCTGGGATTGGGAACATCCTTGCTCTTGGTGGAGCGATTGGTATTGCAGCAGTCGGAATCGGCGCTGGAGTGGCTATTATTGCGGCAGGCTTAAGTCTCATTGCTAGTCAAGGTGAAGGGGTAGCCACGATCATTAACGCTGTTGGTCAGGCATTCGCTACTGTTGCTACTGCAATCATCAGCACATTTGCCCAGGCTATTGTTACAGTTTCAGGAGTTCTTCCAAATGTAACAAGCGCCTTAGCTCAACTCTCTCCTCTTGTCGTTGCATTTGGTGAAGCTATGGGAGCGGCGGCTCCGTTTATCACAGCTCTTGGTGAAGCCATTTCAGGAATTGCAACAGCAGTGACTCCAATCGTCGAGATTATAAGTGATGCGTTCGTTTCAGTAGTTCAAATTATTGCTGACGCTATCGTTCAAATTGTCGAAGCGATAGCTCCATTTGCTCCAGCTATAACCGAAATGGTGGTTGCGATTGCTCCGTCAATTGCAGATATTGTTTCGTCATTTAGCAGCATGTTCTCTCAGATTAGTCCTATCATTGATAGCTTGTCTAATCTCTTGAAAACATTTGGAGAACAAGTGAGCTCTATCTTGAAAAGTGCTGGTAGTGTAGTTGAGTCTTTTGGCTCTGCTATCCGTAATGTCCTTGACGGTGTAGCTGGAATCTTTGACAGCATCGGTAATGCTGCCTTAAACGCAGGCCTTGGAGTAAAATACATGGCTGAAGGAATTACGATGCTCACTGAATTAGGGTTGCTAGACTTAGCCGGAACATTGGCAACAGTGGCAACAGGATTGACAGCTATTGCCAATTCTGGCATCGCTTCAGCAGGTCCTGGATTGCAACAAGCAGGGACTGGGTTGAGTTTGATAGCTATATCAGCTCAATTAGCAAGTGTAGCCTTGCAGTCACTACCTACAGCATTGTCATCACTAAGCACTAGCCTCAGCACATTGCCAGAAACATTGACAAGCGCTGGAACTTCAATGAGCACGTTCGCTACATCGGTCATGGCTTCTTTTGCAAGTCTTTCTGGATCTGTGGCTGATGTCATGATGCTACAAACAGGCTTGATGGCTCTAGCTAATGCGATGATGATGGCTCAGAGTGGAGCTTCAGCGATGTCATCTACTCTAACGACGATTAACGCTTCAGCTTCATCAGCTACATCGGCCATTTCTCAGCTTGCCTCAGGTATCAGCTCAGCAATGACTCAGGCCGTGTCATCAGTTCAGTCAAACATGGCATTGATTGTGACTGTAATTTTGCAGTCGTCAATTCAGATGACTCAAGCAGGCCAACAGGCAGGGCGTGGAGTTTCTGAAGGGATAACAAATGGTATCCAATCAGGAATCGGTTCAGCAACAGCAGCAATGTCATCCATGGTCAACTCTATCCAGTCTACAGGAATGAGAGGCGTCTCTACTATGCGCTATGTAGGTGACATGATTGGTCAAGGTTTAGCACAAGGTATGTACTCAGCGCTTGGAGCTGTCACGGCTGCTGCTAATGCTCTTGTCGCTCAAGCTGAAAGAGCCGCACAGGCCAAGGCTAAGATTAACAGTCCATCACGCCGTTTTAGAGACAACGTCGGACGTTTCATTTCTCAAGGGGTGGCAGTCGGTATCTTGGCAGATGCTCACAAGGTGGATGACGCTATGGGCGATGTATTCGACCAAATCAAAGCCTTTAATTTTGCCCCTGAAGATATTCTTGGAGTTGGTGGAGCGAGCCTTACTAAGACGCTCCAGGTTAAATCTGACCTTGATCGTCAAATCAAAGCAAGCGTTAAGGTCGTACAAGAAAAATCTAACCGACTTGTCGAGCAAGCTCTAGAAGTCGCTGAGAAGGCAGTCAAACGGCCAGTCAGTCTGATGATGGAAAGTGGAGCGCTTGTCGGTCAAATCGGCCAAAAGATGACCGATTACCAAAACGACCAACTCATGATCGATAACATGATGAGAGGGATTATTTAATGGACACAGTTATCTATAACAATCATGACCTCTCTGAGGTTATAAAAATTAACGAAGTAATTCGTCCGGTAGGAAACGAAAGGGACGTCACAACAAATGACGCCCCTTTTTTGGGCGTAAACGTCCAAGAAGTAAGAACCGGACCTAAAAAAATAAAAGTTAAATTTACCGTTCAGAAAAAAACGGCTAGGGATACCGAATTGGCCAAGCACGCTTTGGCTACAATTCTGAACACCGACAAGCCAGTTCGTATTGATATTTCAGATGAACCTGACAAGTACTATATGGGACTTGTCATTGGCTCTGTGGATGTCGATAACGTAGCTAGATGGCTTCAAAAGGGCGAGTTTGAGATTCTTGTTCCTGACGGTGTCGCACATGGCACGACTTATAGGCGCTTTGATAACGGACAAGAGCAACCTGACAAGGTTGTTTTTAATTTGGTCAATAATGGCAACGTCCCAGCTTTTCCTGTCGTTACTGTCAAAAACAACGCTGAGAACGGCTATATCGGTCTCGTCAATACTAGCGGAGCTTTTGAAGTTGGAGACCGTGAGGAAGCCGATACAGGCATAGTCAAACGCTCTGAGGTCTTGATTGATTTTAGAGGTGATAGGATTTCAGACGGTTTTGCAAGAGCTACTAAAAACAAGGCTGTGACTAACGATAATAGCGAGAACGTGGTAGGGACGGCTGAGCTAACGACATTGTGGGATAAGAAACACATTAGACTCAGAGATCAAACTACATCTGGAAAATATGGGAACTATGCTACATCTCTTTCATGGGACATACCTACAGATAGTTCTGGAGCTGTCGGCTCTCTTGATGACTACATCATAGGTAGACAGATATTCGTATCTAATGCAGCTAATCAATATGGTTTTATCAAGATTACAGTATCAGACACAAATGGTCAGTTTTTGTATGGTATTGAAACATTCAAACGGACAAAAGGACAAGACTGTGAGTTTAATGTATTTGGATCTGATGGCAAGAATAGCTATTACTTTCTTAAATGCTTGAATTTTACAGGTATATCAGATAGCAAACTAAACCCATTCACATCCTCAAGAGGACAATTTGAAATAAAGCGCAACGATGACAGGGTTCATGTCTATTATCAAGGTTCTGTTTACAGCTTTATCATTCCTGAAATAAAAAGCAGAAAGTCCGCTAAGATCCATGTCATGCTTGGAGCGTATCATGACAAGCCTATCCTGGCTCACATGTATCTTGATGAACTCTTATACCGTAAGGATTTTGTCCCAACAATAGGAGATGTACCTAACCGTTATCCAATCGGTTCAAATGTCGTACTAAACAGCGAGAATGACACTGTCACCGTGGACGGCCTTGAGAAAATTGTGGACGTCGTAGATGGCTCAAGTTTCTTGACCATCCCACCAGGTAACAGTCAGCTTGAGGTCTATTGCTCAAGTTGGGTCAAGACCAAACCAACTGTAAAAGTAGAATTTAAAGAAAGGTATCTATAGCAATGTTATTGACAATACATGACTCAAATTTGAGAAAAGTGGCTTTTATCGACAATGACAAACAGGATACATTGAACTATTTCAATGACACCTGGACAAGATACCTGGAAACTGGTTCTAGTACCTTTGATTTTACTGTTTTTAAAAAGGCTATTATCTCAGATGTAGGCAAAAAGAGGGCTTATAACTCTCTCAATGAGAAGGCCTTTGTTTCATTTAGATACAAGGGCAGAACCTACCTACACACTATCCGAAAAATTGAGGAAAATGAGAAAGTTATCAAGTGTTATAGTATCAACTTAAACCTTGAGCTAATCAATGAGTACTCTATCCCTTATAAGTCCCCTAAAGCTATGAGCTTTAAGGAATTTTGTGAGGAGATGGACTTGCTCAACTATACTTTCTTAAAAATCGGCATTAATGAGGTAGCCAATAAGAAAATCTCTGCTGAGTGGGAGGGCACAGACACCAAACTCAACAGACTACTTAGTCTGGCTAAGAAATTTGGTGCAGAAATTGAGTTTGACACACGTCTCAACGCTGACAGCTCTATCAAGTCATTCACGGTCAATGTCTATCATGAGCATGACGACAGTCACCAAGGAGTTGGTCAAATTAGTCCAACAATCTTGAAGTATGGGAAAAACCTCAAGACGATTACTAGGACGATTGACAAAACTGGGATCTATAATACTGTAGTCCCAACAGGTAAGGATGATAAAGGTAACGTAGTTGACATTAGAGGCCTTGGACCTTGGTCAGTCAACAACGCAAAGGGAGAACGTGAGTTTTACCAGTCAGGGGCTGCATTATATGCCCCCCTCTCTATGCAGATGTATCCGTCTACTTTCACTCACTCAACAGGCGACCGTGACCAGTGGACGAGAAAGGACATGACGGTAGAGAGTTCAAACCCTGAGGTCATCCGATCAACAGCCTACCGTGAGCTCAAAAAGAACTGTTACCCAGCGGTTACTTACGAGGCTGAGGGTTTTGCAGATCTTGAAATCGGAGATACAGTCAAAGTCTATGATGACGGCTTTAGCCCTACTCTCTTGCTTGAGATGAGGGTATCTGAGCAAGTCATCAGCTTTACCAATCCGAAAAATAATAAGACTACTTTCTCAAATGCTAAGGCGCTTGAAAATCGTCTATCTCAAGGTATTCAGCAACAGCTAGACCGTATGATAGAGGACGCTAAGCCTTATACTATCAAGCTAGCTACAGACAACGGTATAGCTTTTAAGAACGGTCAAGGTCAGACGATTGTGACTCCTACCCTTATGCGGGGGAACAAAGTCATCAATAGTGGCTGGCGCTGGGTCGTGGACGGTGTAATCAAAGCCACAAGTCCTAGTTATATTGTGAGGGCTGCTGACATCAATCAAAAGATGGTTTTGACGGTTTCGGCGTGGATTGATAATAAAGAGGTAGCCTCTGAGCAGTTGACTCTTATCAATACGTCAGATGGAACAGCTGGCAAGACTCAGTACTTGCATCGAGCTTGGGCCAATTCAGAGGATGGACGTGATGGTTTTAGCACCTCATCCAGCGCTAACAAGCGCTATTTTGGCACTTACACAGATTTCACAGAGGCAGACAGTCAGGATCCTACAAGATACAACTGGACGGCTCTTTTCGATAACGTAAAAGGCGGAAATCGTAACTATTTCAAGAATGGTAGAGCTCGGCAAATCAACACTGGAAATAGTGAAACGTATGACATGCGAACTTTTATTTTTGACGATTTTTGGAAAAACCCAGATAGGCTGAAACCGAACTATGTGCGCATAGCATTTGAAATCAGCCTATCTCCAGCACTAGCAAGAGATACGCAGGCGAATGTGCATTTTTCAGCTAGTCCCTGGTACAAAAATCAAATCGTCTTAAAGGGTGGAGTTACTACACCTCAAAAATTTGAGTTTGTTATTGACTTATCCAACGCCTCAGAGTCTTACAAAACAGATAATATTTTCATCCGTTTTGGTACAGGTCATGGATTTCCTGCTAACCAGACAGTCACTCTTGAAAATGCCATGTTAGCTGTGGGAACTAATTTTCTTGGTTACGTGAAAGCTATCGAGGATGTAGAGACTGACATCAACTCTAAGGCAGACCAAGGCCTGACTCAGGAGCAACTCAATGCGCTCAATGAGAAAGCTGGAATTATTCAGGCTGAGCTTGAGGCTAAAGCTAGCGCTGACACACTTGATAATTGGATAAAGGCTTACAAGGACTTTGTCCAGTCTAACGAGACAGCGAGGGCACAAGCTGAGAAAGACTTGATTTCAGCTAGCCAGCGAGTTTCAAGCATCGCTAAGGATCTTGGAGAATTATCTGATCGCTGGAATTTCATTGATACTTACATGAGCTCATCAAATGAGGGTCTTGTCATCGGTAAGAATGACGGTAGCTCTAGCATGATGTTCAACCCTAACGGACGAATTTCAATGTTTAGCGCTGGTGTAGAGGTTATGTATATCAGTCAAGGGGTCATCCACATTGAAAATGGTATTTTCTCTAAGACTATCCAAATAGGACGATTTAGAGAGGAACAATATCATATCAATCCAGACATGAACGTCATCCGCTATGTAGGATAGAAAGGAGTAAAATGGCTAAATTTAGTAACTCAAGTGGGAGCTTGTATCTCAATGTATATGTAGAGCAGGGCTCTCAGAGTATCACGGCTAACACTTCAACCGTCAATTGGCGGATGACAGTTAGCCGTACAGGCGCCTACTACACTCATAACCATCAAGGAGACAGCACGTTGTCTCTCAATCTTGATGGTCAAAATGTGCATTACAGCTACCCGACGTGGGAGACATCAGGCGAGGAGTATACGCTGGCTAGTGGATCAAGTACAATCAGCCACAATGCAGACGGGACTAAAACGCTCCCTATTTCTTGTACGTTCAACCCCAATAACGGGCTGCATGGGACTATTACAGTATCAGCAAGCCTCAGTCTGACGACTATCCCACGCTCTAGCTCTGTAAGCGTGAGCGCTGGAGTTATTGGTAGTTCAGTTACTATCAATATTAACCGTCAAAGTTCAAGTTTCAAGCATACAGTACGTTATTCTTGGGCTGGCAAAAGTGGAACGATTGCAACGAATGTAGACACATCCACTAGCTGGACGATCCCTCTTGACTTTGCAAACGACATCCCAAACTCAGCGACAGGGACAGGTACAATTTACGTTGATACCTACTCAGGATCTACCAAGACAGGCACACAGTCAACCACATTCACGGCAAGCGTGCCAGCAAATGTGAAACCCACATTTACAGGAGTTTCCCTGTCGGACCTAAATAGTGCGGCTCAAAACCTCATCCCTAAGTCTGATACGTTCATCCAGGTAATCTCTAACATCAAGGTAGCTTTTAATGGTGCGGTCGGCTCTTACGGCTCATCCATTACTGGATACTATGCCGAAATCGTCGGCAAAAACCAGTCTACAAGCTCAAACGGTGGCAGTCTTGGCATTATGAATTATCACGGCACCATCAAAATCAGAGCTAGCGTGTCTGATAGTCGTGGACGCTGGTCTGATACCATAGAGGTATCTGTCACAGTGCTTGAGTATTTTGCTCCTGCTCTTAGCTTTAGCATAGCTAGAACAGGCTCAACCTCTAGCACCTTGACCGCTACGAGAAATGCCAAGATAGCGCCTCTGACTGTCTCAGGCAGTCAAAAGAACACTATGACCTTAACTTTTAAGGTTGCTCGGCTTGGGACTACTAACTTTCAAGTGGATACAGGACCAGCCACTGGATCCTGGACAAGTATCTCAAATCTAGTCAATTCTCAGGCTAATCTTGCGGGCAATTATCTAGCTAATCAGTCATGGGTTGTCATCGGTATCCTTGAGGACAAATTCACTCGTACTGAGTTCATGGTCAACGTTGCCACAGAGAGCGTTGTCTTGTCTTATGACCGTTCAGGCGTGGGTGTCAACAAAATCAGAGAGCGTGGTGCTCTTGATGTAAAAGGCGACATATACGCAGACAACAAGCCCATACAACAGCACCAGCTGACACGTAATAACGGAATTTCTATTTTAACGAAAGAAAGTCTTGATAATATCCTTAAAAATGGTATGTATTATAGTCACAGTGCACCTGATAGACCAAGAAATCAGAATGGCTGGTTATTGGTTCAAGTCTATGATGACGCTCAATATGTTGTGCAGACTTATTGGACGGCTACCACTGAAACAATGCTAGTAAGGTATAGAATGGATAACCGCTGGGGTGACTGGAAAGAGATTGCTACCAAAGATGACATCCAAAAATACACTCAAGGAACGCCTTGGCAAAACCTACCATTGCAGAACGGGTGGGCACATCATCCTGAGTACGACAAAGTTCAGTACTCAAAAACATTTGATGGAGTGGTTTACATCAGAGGCACGGCTTACAAAGGCAGAACAACAAAAGAGACAGTTATTGGTGTCTTACCTGTCGGCTTTAGACCTAAACAAACTATGTTTGTATCAGCTCTAAATAATAGCTATGGCACGGCTGTTTTAGGTCTCTATTCGAGCGGTAACATAGTCGTCAAGGGAAACGTTGACGCTACTTGGCTTAACTTTGATAATGTATCTTTCAAAATTTAAAAAGGAGAAAGCATGAAATTAGAATACGGTTCAAAATCACAAGAATTTGATGCGAGCGGAACAGCATCAGCTACCAAGGTCACGCTAGTCAATGCAGACAGTGCTATCGTGCCAATTTTCTTACCAGCTGACAAAATCAGCTTGTCCAATACTGAACTTTTTGAGTTAGCTCTTGAGGCTCTTTACCAGGAAAACTTTCCTTTGCGTGCCGAAAAGGAGAAATTCAACCAGGTAGAGGCGCAGCTCAAGCAAAATAAAGAAATGGCAACTAAGGTAGAGCAAGCGACAGTAGAGAATAAGGAAAACCTCGACATGGTGTCAGCTATCACTGAGGTCTTGAGTGCCGTGGTAGTATCTCAAAATGGTGGCATGCCGACCTTTGCCTATGTAAAGGTAGCAAATTTCATCAAACCGCTTGCTAAGGACAAACGTTACAACAACGGAGACATCATCTCAGGTGCTTATCCGTTTGATACAAATCCGAAATGGCCAAAAGGAACCAAGACTATTTTCAAGTTCCAAATGCAAGCCACAGAGGGCTACACTTGGAAAGATCAGTCACTATCTGATATGCTTCAGCAAGGTGTGCTTACCGTGGTCATGCCACGTATCGAGTAGAAGGAGGTTGTATGCCGATTGAAGAAGCTGAAAAAATCGCTCAAAGTCAGGTAGCTTGGGCGATTTTGTTTATCTTGCTTTTCTTTATTATAATTCGATATCTTATTAAGACTTCGGACAAGCGAGAGAAGAAGATTATGGATTTGCATGAGCAATCAAAGGCCGACTCTAATAGACGAGAAGAGCGTTTGATGACTCACCTGGAAAAAACCACTACAGAATTAACGACAATTACACATACGGTCGGAGACATTCAAAAAGAAATGGTCCGTATGAACGACCGCATGGAAGAAATCGAAAAAGGAGAATAACACATGCAACAAATTACTGAAATCATCGTAGCTTCAGCTACTGGAATCTTGACTATCCTGGCTGGTATCGCAGTCAAAGCGGTTAAGGACTACCTTGTCCAAAAAGGCGGTGAAAAGACTGTTAAGATTGTTGAAATCTTGGCCAAAAATGCGGTCAATGCCGTGGAGCAGGTCGCATCCGAAACTGGATACAAGGGCGAAGAAAAGCTCGAACAAGCACGAACTAAAATCCGTGCTGAACTTGGCAAATATAACATTAGTATGACTGATAAGGAACTCGACACATTTGTCGAGTCAGCGGTGAAGCGGATGAACGATGCGTGGAAAGGGGAGTAATAATGGTAGAAATCATTAACCATACAATTTTTAATGGGATTTCAGGCTCCCGACCAACTGAACGTCCAAAATATTATGTCCTACATAATGACGCTGGCTCAAAAAGTGCAAAGGCCTACATCGAATGGCTCCAGTCACGATATGACAATGGTCAGGCTGAACTTGGCTTCGCACATTATTACATCACAAGAGATGCAATTGTGCGAGTCGAAGACACGTATAACGGCTCATGGTCTGCTGCTAACTACGATGCCAACATGAACTCTCTAAGCTACGAAGTATGCCAGCAGTTAAGCGCATCAGACTCCGAGTTTATTGAAAATGAAAATATGGTATTGCGCCAAATGGCCGAAGATATGACTTATTACGGTGATACTCCGAACTATTCAAATATCAAGTTTCACAATGAATTTTCAAGCACCTCATGCCCTGCACGATCCCTTGAATTGCACGGTGGCTATAATGACAGCTTGCGTGACTATGTTATTGCTAAAATCAAGCATTATCAGTCACTTGGTTCTACCGTCCAAGAAATGCTTGGTGGCGATGATATTGAGATTGGCTGGAAGAAAAATGCTACTGGCTGGTGGCATGTTAATTCAGACGGCTCTTATCCTGCTGATAGTTGGCAGAAGATTGACGATGTCTGGTATTACTTCGATAGCAACGGCTACATGAAATCTAACACATGGTACAATCACACGGACGGATATTGGTACTATTTGCTCCCAAGTGGCGCCATGGCGACTGGCTGGGCGCTCATTGCAAATAAATGGTACTATTTCAAAGAAGATGGTGCCATGGCCACTGGTTGGGTCAAATATAAAGAGCACTGGTACTACCTCGATGCCAAGGATGGCGACATGAAATCCAAGCAGTTCATTAAGTCAGCCGACGGATCAGGTTGGTACTACCTAAAAGAAGATGGCAGCATGGCAGACAAACCAGAATTTACTGTCGAGCCTAACGGCCTCATTACTACTAAATAAAAAAATACAGAAAGGCTTTCAAATAGATTACACTAACCGCAGGCAATAGCTTGCGGTTTTTTTTGTTTGCTCTGGAAAGGTTGGATTTAAGATCCAAGCTATTTCTCCGAAAATACTTTCAAAATTAAAAAAGTAATGATTTTTTTTACTACTTTTTTAATTTTTTACGAATAGATAAGTAAGGAGAATAAATAAATGAAAATTTTAAATATTGAACTTGTGAGTATAGAGCAGACTGATTTGGGTTTTGAGCATTGGGTAGAAGTAGCTTATAACGTACCGATACTAAAGAATGAATACAAGGTCAAGCTGTTGTTACTTATGGAATGTAGGATAGAGGACCAGGAAGTCATTGAGTATCTGGTATCAACTTGGAAATATCGTGATCTCGTGTTGCATTCATTGCAGATGTATGAGATGGAAAAAATCAATAATTTTACTATCCTTGATTGAAATGTTAGTCGTCTTGCTTATCATCAGCGTACTCCTCTTGCTCTTTGTGCCCAATTTGACCAAGCAAAAGGATGCCG